TTCAGCGGGAATGTGGAACATGCGAATTATCCTTTCAGGAAGTTGTTGACACCGATGAACGTTGCCACGATCATAGCGATTGTTGCCACAGCAGGCCACGCAGCCATGCGCAACTGCACCTGACGAAGGGTTGTTTCAATATCCTCAATCCGTTGCATCAGCATGTTCCGCTGCTCAGTCTCAAACTGGCGGGCCTGCTCCAACGCCGTCAACTTCTGATCAATGCGAATCACAAGGTCGTACACCTCACGGATCGTGATTCGTACCGCGGTGACATCGGGTTCGGTCATGTGCCACCCGCGGCCTGTTCACGTTCCCATTCGTCCTGGTACACCCGCATCTCCGCCCACTTCTCGACGGCGTCCTCGTACTCCTCATCGGTAAGCGGCTGAGTGACCCCGTTGATGGTGGCATGCAACGGTGGCGGGTTGTCCGCCTTGCACTGCGCGATGTACTCAGCCTTCGTCGTCACAGGTGTCCCTTCCCGGTCGTCATGCCTTGTGGTAGAACCAGTACGCGGTGATGCTGTCCGTGTTAGCCCAGGTGAACGGTGAGGTGCTGATCACACTGGTGGCGCCCGAGATGAGGGACCCGGACACGCTGAAATGGCGGGGCTGCACCGTGGTCGTGCTCGCATAACCGATGACGCCCATGTAACTGTTCGTCCCCTCATCACGGAACTCGACCTGCCCGATCGGTGTCACGTTTATGGCGCTGATCGCGAAGTCCATCGTGGACGGGTTGCTGATCGTGACCGCGGTCACCGCGGATAACGAGCTGGTGCTGCCCAGCGTGATGCGCAGGTACGCGTACCCGTACTTCCCGATCTCCAGGTAACGGGCGACCACGGTGCCGTTGCCGAGGGTGAGACCCGCGTACGTTGGGGTCCACGTCTGCCACGCGCCGAAGTTCACCGATAACAAACCCGCCTGACTGGCCCTCTGCACTGTCATACGTCACGCATCAATCTCAGAACCAAACGCGGTAAACGTCAAAGATGATGCGGTACCAGCCCGCACAATCAACTTGTCGCTCGCGTCCAACGTGATCCCAATAGTCAAATTTGCACTGTCATTACCCGCAACGCTCACGTCATACGCGATAGCGTTACCCTCAGCCCCAGATGAACCGTCCGTTGCGAAAGCGCGGAACGTTGCCGCCGTGGCGGTCGTGTTGCACACAGTCAACGTGCTCACCACCTGGTACTTGGAAGCCCCAACGGTGATCAAGTCAGCGTTGCTCGTGTTCAAAGGCCGGGACTGGCCCAAAATCTTGTAAACGGTTGCCACAACATCAACCTCCCGCTAAGATGGTGGACTGCTGGTAACAGTGTAACCCGCTGCGGTCAGAACAGCCGCCTCCGCCGCGTCAACCTCCGTCACATGACCACCGTAATACACGGTTGCCACATTCTCCCAACGGGGAAACGTCTCCGTCACCACCCCACCCGTTGTCACATACACGTTCACACCTTTCGGGACACGCCCGTTGGCGCTGAAAAACTTCATCGGCGACTGGGAGAACATGTCACGCCACCCCACCACCGCCGAGTTCCGCACCCGCACCGGGGGAGAAAAATACGGCATCACCGGTACCTGGCCGTTTTCTTCGCCACCCTCTTCGGCTGCGGCACGAACTGCTTACCCGCCCGGGTGCCCTCCCTTTTCGCCCTCGACGTTGCCGCGTACTCCGCCGCCGTCAAAGACTTCAACGCCCGACGCGGCAGGTAACGCTCACCCGACGCCGACGGCCCCTGCGTTGACGGGCGACCAGACTTGGTACCCCACTCCTCCTTCGACCATTTCGACAGCGACCGCTGCTTCGCTGTCTTAGCGCCCGTGTACCCGCCGCCCGCTTTCTCATACGCGGCAGCCAGCATCTGCGCTTTCCGCGCCGACCACTGGCCCGACCGTCCACCCTTGTCCCCAGCCATGATCCGGTCCTTCAACCGTTCCCGCAGCTCGGGTTTCGTGTAACCCATCAGATCAACGCTTAGTCCGCTTCGGGCGCATCTTCTTCGACGCCTTCTTAGCGGCAGCCGCCTTCTTCGCGGCACGCATCCCAGCGGGCGTGTACGGGAACTCCTTACCACCAACCATTGGCACGGTCATCACCTACCATTTCACACGGTCAGCCCAGTAGGCTGCGCTCAGTTTACCTTTCGCTATGTTCCGAGCGTGCCTCGCTTTGAACGACGCACGACGGTTCCGTTCCGCCTCTGATTCCCCGGAACGTTTCGGTGACCCGGACACACCCTGCTGGCCGAACCGGATCACCTTCACCACGTCACCCTGTTTCGCGACAACCACATGCGATTTCGTCGGATGCCCGGGTGTGCGCTTCGGCTTGTTGTAGCCTTCCACGCCCACCCGGGCAAGCCGGGGGTCTTTACTCCCCTTCACGACTCACTCAGTACCCGCGAGTTGTCCGACGCGCCCTCTGCACCGCAGCACCCTCAACAGCTCGGGGGCTCTTACGGTTCGACATCGTTCGCTTCGCGTTAGCGGAAGCAGCAGCAGCCGTCTTACGCGCAGCCGCACCCTCAGCAGCACGAGGGTTGCCACGGTTAGCCATCGTCTGACGGTACTTCTCCGCTGACGTTTCCACGTTACGCGCCGACATGCGCGTTCCCTGCGGCGGCGCCCCCCGCTCCGCAACACGGGGACTTCTCCGACCACCCGCCGCCGGGGTGCGCTCCATCACACGCGCAGACATGCGACGCCCCTGCTCAGCAACAGGGCGAAGAGCCGCCAGCCCAGCCTTGTAAATCCGCTGCTGCGCTGGAGACATCCCATCCGGAACACCATCCATGTTCCGGTCGCGACCCTTCATGCCCTTCTGCAACTTGCCCCGGGGGCCACGTCCCTTGTTTTCAGCCATATCAGCGCTCCCCTAGTTCGTTCCGATGGATGAAGCTGACTCGATACGGCGCAACGACGCCTCACGGAACCTGCCGTACCCGACGAAATGCTTCCAACCCATACCCTCGAACCGGCGCAAAGCGTCCGTCACCGGAACATCAACAAGGACCGGCTGCGCACCGTAACCGCCACCAGTCGAGTACGCCTTCGCAAGAGCCTGCCGGCCCATGATCAGCGTGCCGTACACGTCAATGTTCCCAGTCGCACCGGAACCGTTGCTCGCGTTCACGAACAGCGGCGCACGGGACGTCTCCATGAACTGCACACCCTGGAAGTTACCGATCACCCCGTTGTAAATACCAGACGGGTCCGAGAACACGTGCGGGTCGGACCAGTTCGTCCCACCAGTCGCGCCACGGAAGTCGTAGGAAACATCCGGGTGGATGATCCCCTTGTACATTCCGTTGTACGTGCCACTGTTCGCGCTGCGCAACTCCGCAACCGCGCGACGAACATTGTTCCCAACAAGCGTGTCACCAGTACCAATGTTCGTTCGCGCCTGCGTGGTGCTCACGTACCGCACGTTGCTGCCAGCCTCAGCGGTGTTACGGGCCACCGTGTCAATGCTGACACCAGCGTTGAACCCGATAACGTTCGCCACAATCGGGTTCACCTGAGCGAAAGCGGTCGCCCGCAGCTTCGCTGTGGTCTGCAACGCGTTGCCGTACTCCTGCAACGGCACAGACACCTGGCTGTCCGACATCGCCACCGGTGTCACGTCCACCGTTTCCGACAGGGCGGTTGACGCGACAGCAAGATCACTTGTCAGGGTGAAGTACACGGTCGCACCCGGGTTGGTCAGGTTTGTCGTGCCGATCTCCACCACACTGTCGTAAAACAGTTCAGGGCGGAGAGCGAAATACACCAACTTCTCGTAAGCGTTCTGCGTCAAGCTCAGGCTTGACACCTGGGTGATAGGCATGATGCTCCTTTCCTGTCAGAGGAGAGGAAAGATCACACGAGAGAGCGGAGACCGCCGGGACTGTCGTAGTCGACTTGGCCGCCGAAGTCCTGCACAATCCGCAGAACCTCTTCCACGGTTTCAGCCCGCTGGATCATGTTCAGCGGGTCATCCTCCGCTAGAGCGGTGACACCGGCCGCGTTCCTCGCCACCCGGTCCATCGCCGCCAGTTCATCAGCCTTCGCCGGCACATCAGACCCCAGCACACCGTACTCCCGGGCAGCCTCAGTGATCGCATCCACCGACGGCTCCCCATCGTACGCCTTCGCGAACAGCTTCCCCTGCGGTGTTGTCACATCAATACCGGCCTTCAACAGGGCAAGTTCACGCATCAGAGAGTCCCGCTCCGCAGTGGCACGATCACCCTGCTTCGCTCGACGCTCCAAATCACGAACCCACTTCCGGTCACCACGGTTCTGCTGCGGCTCCGCTGCGTCCTGCGTGTCATCCTCATCGTCCTCATCATCGAACTCTGGGTTGACATTCATGTTCATGTTCACGCTCAAACCCCAATCTCGCCGTACGTGAGCAACATGCGGCGGTGGTGGTCGGACAAAATGACACTGGACGCCACCGACCTCAGCGGGGCCAGCCACCTCAGGCTCCTCCGGGTCAACCCCAACGGCCTGGTCGTTGGGGACGCGCGCAGCGGACCCTTACACGCGGAACTGTAACACACTCTACCGGCGGGCGCGGCGCAACCCCACAACACCCTCCCCGGTGGTCGCCAACGCCCCCCCACGTCTGTACTCCGCCTGCCGCCGCTGCTGCTCCCGCTG